GGGATGTTCAACGAGTTTTAAAAAGGCCTGCTCAAACTTTTGAAACGTTGCAATTGGCATCACTAACTCGGATTGGCAGAATATATGAGATTTCTACTGTAAAAGGTCAAAAACGTCTTGGTTTGAAAGGCCAGTATAGATTTGTAGATCCTATGGAGAGGGAAATATACATGACGTCGTGTAATATGTACCCCATGGTAATTCCTGATATGCCTCGGCAGTGGAATCCTCCTGATAGGCCTTTCGAATTTGTGAATCCTTATATTGCAGAATCTACATTTTTATGGGATAAGAAATTTTTGGGTGAATTTGTTGTAGATATAACCAAAGAAACATTGTGTTTGAACAACCACTTGGCTACAGGTGTTTTTAATGTTGATGCGGTCATTCCTTCGTTGAAACTTCTTTGTTGTAGAATTTTGTCAGCATATAATTTATCATATGGGGGTACGAAGGATCATCCGTACGTGACAAATGTTGTTTATCATGTGCAAAAAGTCATTGCTAGTAGGCTTCAGAAATTTCCAAAATCTTTTCCCTCCTTTAAACCTGGTTTTAATTTTGAATGTGTTCATCATGCTTTAAATTTTTATTATAGCTATTGTGTGCGGTCTAAGAAGAAGGTTAAGTGGTATTTTGAGCCTAATGATGTTAATTTGATCCCTTTTGGTAATAAGAAAAATGGTTTTGATGCTTGGCCTGATTTACCAAAAATTGACACGGGGTATAATACTTTTGAGTTTACAAAACACCCCACGAAAAATCAAGCGATGATGTCCATTATAAGAGAATTTAGGAATTTTATGGTTTCTGCTGCTGAAATGATCAAAGATGGGGTTGTCCCAATAGAGAAAAGTTTTAAACACTTTATTACGTCATTATCTTTCAAGGATGAAAATAGATCTTGTATTGATGACGGAACTTTGGATCCTGCTGCAGTGGCAGATTATGCGGGGAAAGGTAGGATTTTTGCTTTATTTAAAGATTCCTTTTGGGGTCGTCCTTTAGGTATGAGGAAAATTGAGAGAACATATTATGAGGATGCAAACGTGATATATCCTGGTTCTAGAAATTTTTCCGCTCATAATGAGATTGGTACGTCATGGATTAAAGGTGGTGCAAAAATGAAATATGATGCTTTATGGGGAGAATTAGGTGATGAGTATGAAGTAGAATATAGGCACCTTGATCCCACATATAGATCGTATAAATTTAAAAATGAAGGATCTCAAAAATTCTTTGAGGGTGACATTAAAGGATTGGATACTTCTATAGGTGCAATGCAGTTAATTTATTATCAGCTCTTTGCTATGCATTGGGTGCAGCGGGATGATAAGGATCCATTCTTCTTATTGTTTCAATGCATTTTGGAGGGTCTTGCCGAGATGTTGGCGGGGAAAACTGTTAGGTGGTTAGAAGATTTTATGCTAATTTTGGGCTTTATGCCGTCTGGCAGTTTGGAAACATCTCATGGGAATTCGTGGATTATGATTAATTTTTATTGGTTGGCTTATATATTTTATACTATGGCCTCTGTTGATATAGACACTCGTAGATTAATATGGATGTTGATGATAGCAAGGAAGATTGTGGCTTTGTTTTTT